CCAAATAATCAAACGAATAGTCCAAGCGGTAATCCAGCTACTGCTCCGGGATTAACTGATCAAACACAAAATACAAATCTATCACAGTTTCCGGCAGCAGAGGCTAACCCTCTAGACAAATATGCTTCATTTAACTGTTTGTTTACACTTGCATGTTTAAGTCCTAATCAACAGAATGGCGGTAAGTTTAGTTCTTCTCAACTTACTAATGTTATAATTTCATCAAAAGGTGATTGGGGTAAAAATAATAGAGCTACAACAATATTTGGACAGTTTGACTATTTTATAGATGATGTACTCATCGCAAATACCGCAACCCCCAACAGTCAAACCGGTTCTACATTTGCCACAAAGATTACTTTTAAAGTTATAGAACCTTATAGTATGGGTTTATTTTTATTAGCGTTAAATGAAGGGTCAACAGCATCATCATTTAAGAACTTTAGAGAAGCACCTTATCTATTAATGATTGAATTTGCAGGATTTGATCAAACAGGTAAAGGTGAACTCAATCCAGCATTAACTAGATATATTCCTATTAAATTCATAAAAATAACTTTTAAAGTAACCCAAGCAGGATCTGTATATGAATGCGAGGCTATACCTTATAACCACGTTGCATTACAAGATAAACAATCAGTAGTAACTGTTGATACAAAATTAGAAGGCGATAATGTAAAAGATCTTCTAACCGGACCTGTAGGATTGTTAGCTCAAGTTCGAAAACATTGGCAAACTTTGGTTGCTAACAAAACAGTAACAGCGTATGATCAAATTGATATACAGTTTCCTAAAGATTTCCAAGATCCTGGAGATAGTGGGAATGAAATATCAAAAAGTGTATTGTTTAAAGATTTAAATGACAATGGAACAGTACAGTTTCCAGCTAATGATGAGATGTTTGATACTGTTAAACAAATTTATACAAATAGTAAGTTAAAAGCTGTTACTTCAAAAAATATGACATTTAGCCAAGGTTTAAAAATTGAAGATATTATTTCTGAAGTGGTTATGAGAAGTGATTATATTGCCAAACAGTTGTTACAGGGATCTATAAAAACAGATGAAAAAGGAATGATGCATTGGTTTAGGATAGAAACACAAGTAATGGATCTAGATCATAATGCATCTTTAGGTAGACAAAATAGAAAGTTGATTTATAGAGTAGTTCCTTATGACGTACATGTTGAAAAGTTTCTACCACCAGATACTAAACCTCCCGGTTACGATAATCTAAAAAAGACTGTTAGTAGGGTTTATAACTATATCTATACAGGATTGAATACAGAAATACTTTCTGTTGATTTACAGTTTAATATGGCATTCTTTGCCGATTTGCCAGCAGATGCTACGGGTCGTACAGCTATGAATAACTCAAATCAGGGTGGTCCGGGTGCAGGCGGCAAAGAACCAAATAATCGAGTTGAAACACCAACAAGCTCTGATGATACAAAAGAAGCAACAACTTCGGTTGGATTAACAGCCAATAAGGATTCACAAACAAATAATACAACTACATCAGGAACAGATGGAGCTGAAACGAGAAAAGTTAAAACTATGAATGCTCTATTAGCTAAAGAAGGTGAAATGATAGAGCTAAAGTTAAACGTTATGGGTGATCCTTATTATATTACAAGTAGCGGAATGGGAAATCAAATAGTACCACAAGCTACTTCTAATAAATTAACAGATGGATCTATGAATATACAGAGCGGACAAGTGGATTTTATTATTAACTTCCGTACCCCAGTTGATTTAGACCCGGCAACTGGATTATATAAGTTTGATAGAAGTGTTGATATGTGGAGTGGACTATATCTGTTACTCGATATTGAATCTAGATTTAATCACAACAAGTTTACACAGGTCCTTCGAGGATCTCGACGCCGTCAACAGGTATCTGGTTCTGGACCAATAGTACCTGTTTTAGGCAGCTAATAATGGAGTAAAGAATGTCATACGATAGTCGCCAACGCAATGATGAATATAGAGACGGGCTTTCGTCTCCTGGACCATATATTGCAAGGATAGTTAATAATCTTGACCCTATGAAACAGGGATCATTAGAAGTTGAGTTGTTAAGAAACGTAGGTAATCAAGATTCAGCTAATCAGCAGTTATATGTTGTTAGATACCTAAGTCCGTTTTATGGTACTACAGATGTTGAGCTCAACGGAAATGATCCAAAAAGTTTTAATGATACACAAAAAAGTTATGGATTTTGGTTCGTTCCTCCTGATACAGGAAGTCTGGTCATGGTTATCTTTGTTGATAGTGATCCAGGACAGGGATATTGGATGGGATGTATCCAAGATGCTTATATGAATCATATGATTCCTGGACTAGCAGCTAGTAAAGCATTCGCTGATCAGCATCAAGAAAATAATGAAACAGAATGGAAATCTCCAACAGCTACAACAGATAGATATCCAGATGCTAAGGTTTTACCAGTTGGTGAGTTTAATAGATTTGCCATTAGAAGCGGAGCATTAACAGTTAATCCTAGCATAGATGACATTACAAAACCATTACATCCAATGGCAGAAGTTTTGTTAAATCAAGGAACTATATACGATCCTACTAGAGGAACTACTACTAGTAGTGCTCGTAGAGAAGCACCTAGTTCTGTATTTGGTATCAGCACTCCGGGACCTGTCGATAAAAGAACTAATGCTAAAAAAGGCAGTATAGGTAGGCAAGACAATAAAATTACCAAGTTTATCAGTCGACTCGGTGGCCATCAGTTAGTTATGGATGATGGTAATGATAGAAGATTACGTAAAACTAAACCTAGTGAAGGTCCTATCGAATATGCTGATCTTGAAAATGGAGAAACTGGATTAGTTGAATATCCAGAAGATGAGTGCTTCCGTTTAAGGACTAGGACAGGACATCAAATCCTGATGCATAACAGTGAAGATTTGATTTACATCTGTAATTCAGGTGGAACTGCTTGGATGGAGTTTACTAGTAACGGAAAGATTGATATCTATTGTGAAGATAGTATAAGCATACATAGTGAACAGGATTTTAACTTTGTAGCTGACAGAGATATTAGCTTACATGCAGGACGATCATTAAATCTATATGCAGGTACTAGGATAAACTCACACTCAGAAGATCATACAAGTATTAAATCGGGTGTTGGCATTTCTATGAAATCTGAAACAACTACACATGTTGATTCACCTGATGGTATGCATTTTAATAGTAAGACATTAAGTTTAAACTTGGAAGAAATTAAGTTAACAGCAAATACGATTGATATTTTAGCTGGTACAAACTTACATATGTCTGCTAAATCAGGTAATGTGGAAATAAAATCCGGAACCAACACAATGATAACTTCTGGATCTCTAACACATCTTTTAAGTGGTGGTGCAACACGTATTACTGCTTCCGCGATACAAGCTACTGCATCTGGCAGTATATTGGTAAAAGGTGGAACAATTGGAGTTAAAGCATCAAACGATTTACAGTTAAAGGGTGCTAATATACATCTTAATGGTCCAGTTCCTCCGGATCCAACAACTGCTGAACAAGCAGTAGAAGCAACACCAGCTCCTGCACAAGCAGTTACTACTCCTCCTACTGCTGCTGGCGGAGCAGGCGGTGGTGGTGGTTCTGGTCAAGCTGGCGGTGCTACAGGTGGAGCTCTTACACTATTTCCAAATCCAAAAGCAGGATTAACTATAGTTAAGCGTGTACCAACGGCTGAACCTTGGCCTTATCACGAAAATAAAAATCCTCCAGGGCAGATTCCGGATCTTACTGATAGAGAAACTATCGAAATGCCTTATGCTAAGGATGAACCTCAGATCACAATCAGGAGCACTGATGATTCCTTGGCTACACCTACAGCTAGAGGCGGAACAGTAGATGAAGGAAATCCAGGAGGTCTAACACCTGGTGTTAATATTCAAGGAAATAGATTAAGACAGAGAAGAGATGATTCTGGTTCAAATACTGATCCAAATCAAGCTGTTTCTAATCCATTAAGTGAAAGACAACTAGCTAATATGCCTAGTGATTGGGTACAAGATAAAGAATTCTTAGCCAAAGCACAAACTCTTGCAGGAAAGTATGGAATGCCTTTAGAAGAGTTCCTTGCATTTATGTGGTTTGAATCTGCACATACAATGAGTCCTTCTAAAACTAATAGTTTAGGTTATACAGGATTATCTCAGATAGGTAAGAAAGCATGTAAACAAATGTCTTCAACATATGGTAAAAATATTACTACAGATATGTTAAGACAAATGTCTAGAGTTGAACAACTTGATTGGGTTGAGAAATATCTAGATATGGCTGCGAAACAGGGAGGTGTAAGCCCACCGTTAACTATTGGAACACTATATATGTTAGTTGCATTACCTGCTTACGCTAAAAAACCAGATAATGCAGTATTATATCCAATAGGATCAGATATTTGGAGTGCCAATCCAGCATGGAGAGATCCGTATGGTGGACGTGACGGCGGCGGCCCAGTAACACCAGCAGGTATTAAGAGAAACGTTGGTCCTAGATCAATAGCAGCAGTTAAACAGTTATTAGCCAAGGGCGGTGCCGCTGGTGCCGGTGGTGATAATACTGCTGCTCCACCAGTAACACCATCTCCACCACCTACTCCGACCCCTCCGACCCCAAATTGAGATTGATAAGTATATGATAGGAAATAATAATGTCTATACAAGGTTATAATAATATAAAAATAGGTCCTAATACTACAGATGTGGGTCCCAAACCTCTTGTTAGCCGTTCTTATCGAGGATTTAGTACTGTTAGCACAGATACTGTAGGAGTATCTTTATATGACTTACCTCTTATCAAACAAGATTTGATTAACAACTTTCATATTAGAAAAGGTGAAAAGTTAGAAAATCCTAACTTTGGAACTATAATATGGGATCTATTATATGAACCGTTAACTGAACAAGTTAAAACTCTAATAACAGCAGATGTTACTGATATACTTAATTCTGATCCCAGAGTTAATCCTACTAATATAACAGTTACACAATATGATTATGGAATACAGATAGAAGCTACACTAGTGTATCTTCCATACAATATTCAGGAAAAACTACAGTTTGAGTTTGATAATAGGAATGGAATAACTTAATAAAAACCCACGTTATTTTTAAAATAAATAAAAGAAACGGGATCGCATAATGTCAATAACTGGTCGTCAAAATAATCTATTTCTAGCTGAAGATTGGAAAGTCATTTATCAGACATTCCAAAATGTGGATTTTACTAGCTATGATTTTGAAAATCTACGAAGGATGATGATTAACTCTCTTAGAGAGAACTTTCCTGAAGGCTTTAATGATTATATAGAATCTAGCGAATATTTGGCATTGATTGATCTTATCGCTTTTGTGGGTCAAAGTCTTGCATTTAGGATGGATTTAAATGCTAGAGAAAACTTTTTAGAACTAGCAGAGCGTAGGGAAAGTGTTTTACGTTTAGCACAGTTGTTGAGCTATAATGCCAAACGAAATATTTGTGCTTCTGGATTACTTCGAGTTGATTCGGTATCAACTTCTGAAAATGTGCTTGATTCTACTGGGAGAGATTTATCTAACCTAGAAGTAACATGGAATGATGTTACAAATACCAACTGGTTCGATCAGTTTATTACTATTATGAATGCTTCGATGATTTCGGGTATAGAGTTTGGTTTTCCTGAATCATACGACACTATTAATGGAATATATACCGAACAATATAGAGTTAATAGCTCAATAAAAGATCTAGCTTTATTTTCATTTTCTAAACCGGTTGATGGAAATCCTGTTTCATTTGAAGTTGTTAGTACAGTAATAAAAGATAATGCATTACAAGAAGATCCACCGATGGTTGGAAATCAGTTTGCTTTAGCATATAGAGATGATGGCACTGGTTATAGTAGTATTAATACTGGTTGGTTCATGCATTTTCGACAGGGTGTTACACAAAAGTTAAACTTTGCTATCAATACTCCTGTATCTAATCAAATAGTTAACATTAATGATACTAATATAAATGATTCTGATATATGGTTATATTCTTTAGATAATCTAGGAAATGAAACCCAAATGTGGACCAAAGTACCTGCTATCACTGGTAGCAATATCATTTATAATAGTATTGATAAAACTATTAAAAATATATATTCTGCTCAGACTATCGCAAATGATTCAGTTAACTTAGTTTTTGCTGATGGTGTTTTTGGTAACTTACCTAAAGGATCTTTTAGATCCTATTATAGAACATCAAATGGTGCTACTTATATTATTAATCCAAAAGATCTAAGAGGAATAATAATAACAATACCTTATATTTCTAAATCGGGATCAACAGAACAGTTAAAGCTTGTTGCTTCTTTAAAATCTACCGTTACTAATAGTTCAGTAGCTGAAACAAATGCAGAAGTAAAGCGCCGAGCACCAGCTGCTTATTACACACAAAATAGGATGATAACAGGTGAAGATTATAATCTTGCACCATTAAATGTTAGTCAAAATATAGCAAAAGTTAAAACTATTAACAGAACTTCTAGTGGGATCAGTAGGAACTTTGATCTAATAGATGCTTCTGGAAAATACAGTTCTACTAGTGCGTTTTGTACAGATGGGATAATATATAGAGAAGAACTTGAAAACAGTTTTGATTTTAAGTTTTCAACTAAATCCGAGATAGAATCGATAATAATAAATCAAATACAACCTTTAACAAAGTTGTCTTTTATGAGAGATTTTTATTATGAGAAGTATACTAACATATTAGTTACTGATACTGTAACATATTTTCAACAAGCTACAAGCGGGTATAATGAAAGCACAGGATATCTATCAGACGTTAATAAAAATCCTCTAAAGATCGGAACTTATACTTTAAGCAGTCTTAAGTATTTTGAACCAGGATCATTAATAAAAGTAGTACCACCAACTGGTTATTATTTTTCTGATAAAAATACTTTGACCACTATAAATACTTCAACAACTAGAGATATGATCTGGGCATATGTAGTTTCGGTTGTTGGAGATGGTACTGCGTCTGGATTAGGAACGCTATCAACTGGTATCGGTCCCATTGTAATCAGTCAAAATATTCCCAGTGGTTCTATAATAACAAGAATAATTCCAAAGTTTCTAGGATATCTAGCATCGGACGTACAGTCTTTAATGATTGATTTTATATTCAACTATAAAAACTTTGGTTTGAGATATGATATAAATTCTCGTACATGGATAATAATACAAGATAGAAACTTAAACCTTATCTCTCCATGGAGTAATGGTCGTGCTGGAGATAACAGCGGAACACAAGTTGATAGTAGCTGGCTAATATCTTTTGAAACTGATGGCGAAAAATATACAGTTACATACAGAGGACTTGAATATTATTTTGAATCTATCATTGAAAATCGCTTTTTCTTTGATGGTACTAGGAATATCTATGACACAACAACCGGTCTTTTACAAAAAGACAAAGTTTCTGTATTGAAATTTAACACTATACCTAACAGTTCACTAACTCTTTCACGAGATTATGATTGGGAAATTGTTGGAACGACAGTACAAGATGATGGCTATACAAGTAGTAAAGTTGTTAAGATTACTTTTTTTGATAGTAATGATGATGGTATTGTTGATAATCCGGAACAGTTTGATCTCATAGTTGATGCAACTACAACAAACACAAACAGATTTGTTTTCTTTGAAAAATATGTCACTAACGAATACACTGAAGATTATCGATATATTTCTAATAATAATAATATGTTTATTATATTATACGATGAATCTTATGTAGGTAGTCTATTAAACTATACAGATGGGCAGTTATTTTATTTTTATAATGAAGATGTTGTTAAGCAACTAAACTTATCATCCGGCAAACTTATTACTAATAAAGATTATTATGCTAATATTGGTAGAAGTGATATCTATTTTTATTATCTGCATAATGCAGATTCAACAACTAGAATAGATCCTAGCTCTTCCAATATAATGGATGTTTATCTATTAACTAAAGATTATGATGTTCAATATAGAAAATGGTTAAAGGGTGATATTGCTGATGAACCATTGCCACCTAGTACTACTGATCTAAGATTAACTTACGGAACATCTTTAGATAAAATAAAAAGCATAAGTGATGATATAATATACCATCCGGTAAGATATAAAGTATTATTTGGTAAGAATGCAGATATAAAACTACAAGCAACATTTAAAGTAGTAAAGAACCTAGAACAAGTTATAACAGATAATGATATAAAATCTAGGATTATTAAAGCAATAAATGAGTTTTTTGCTATTGATAACTTTAACTTTGGAGATACTTTCTTTTTCTCCGAGTTATCTGCATACGTAATGACAAAGTTAACACCTTATATAACAACTTTTATTATTGTACCAACTAATGATGCTCAAGTTTACGGTAGTCTACAACAGATCACATCTGCATCTAATGAAATATTCATTAGTGGAGCATTAGTTAGTGACGTTGAAATTATACAAGGATTAACAGCATCTCAGCTAAAAACAACAGGTTATATACTTACAACATCAGTTTCGGACGTCACTAATACAAATATTATGAGTTCTTCTAGCAAATAAGATATCGGAGTTTGAAAATTTAAATGGCAAATAATGATCAAAATGAGTTTCCATTACCTGTAACTATAACACAGGAAAATAAGAGAGAAACTTCTAATCATCTTCCTAAGTTCTTCCGCACAGCAAAGAACTCAACCTTTTTAAAAGGAACGCTTGATTCATTAACACAACCAGGAAAACTTATCCATATTGATGGATATGTTGGAAGAAAAGATATTCCTAACTATGCGATTGATGACAACTATATTCCTGCTCATTCTATGGATCGTGTTTATTATCAGTTAGAACCTGCTATCTTAAATGAAGATATAGTAAACGGTGATGTAAAATGGTATGCTGATTATATTGATTACATGAATTCTTTAAAGTTTTATGGAGCTCCAGTTAACAATCACGATAGACTTAACAAACAAGAAGCATATGCTTGGAATCCTCACATAGATTGGGATAAGATCTCAAACTTTAGAGAATATTATTGGTTACCAAATGGTCCTGATCCAATAACAATCTATGGACATATTGAAACAACAACATCAACATATACAGTAACTAGTCAGAATGAATTAGATAATGTCGCTTATATTTTCAGTCCTGATGGATTAACAGCAAATCCTAGATTAACACTTTATAGGGGAGTTACCTATCAGTTTAATATTAATACTCCAGGAAAACCATTTTGTATCAAAACATTACCTGTAACAGGGGATGGATATTTTTATTCTGTTGGTATCAATAATCAATCTGTAGAAAATGGTATTTTAGAATTCCAAGTTCCGTATAATGCTCCTGATCTTTTATATTACTTAGATAATAAAGATTTGAATACATCCGGAATGATTGATATTAAAGATATTAAGGATTCGGCAATACTTGATATTGAATCTGAAATATTAGGAAAAAAGAACTTTACTAGTAGCACAGGAATAGAGTTTATAAACGGACTTAAGATAAGTTTTGTGGGGCAAGTTTCACCGTCTAGTTATACCGATGGATTTTGGTATGTAGAAGGTGTTGGTGATAAGATTAAACTAATAAACTTTAAAGATCTAGAAACTCCTGTAGTATATGGTCCTGTTGTTGATGTTCCTTTTGATTATCAACCATTTGATTCGCAACCATTTGAAACTGCCGCTAACTATCCTTTGGATAAGGATTATATAACGATTAATCGATCTTCTAGAGATAGAAATACCTGGTCTAGAAACAATCGTTGGTTCCATCGTACAGTTTTAGAAACTACTGCAACTGCAAATAATCAAATAGCAATATTAGATCAAACACAGAGGGCAAAGCGTCCTATTATTGAATTTGATCCTAATATTAAACTTTATAATCACGGTTGGGTAGCCAAGAAAGATGTTGATCTTATAGATACAACAACTGTTGATGTATTTTCAACAATAGAAGGAAAGACAGGATATAATATAGATGGTGTAGATCTAATACCTGGGCAACGTATTCTATTCCTTGCTGATCCGGATATACTAGTTAATGGTAGGATTTTTGAAGTTAAATCTGTATTCCTTTTTGATGAAGGTAGAATTTCTCCATCTATTCCTAACTTTGGTAGAACACAACTTACTTTACAAGAAGTAGTAGACACTGAACCACAAGAAGGTGAAGTTGTTTATGCTACATCCGGAAAAAAATATAAAGGATCGCCATTTTATTATCAAGATGGATCATGGCATGCTGCTCAAAAGAAGATCAAAAAGAATCAGTTTCCTCTTTTTGATCTTTTTGATAAAAATTTAAATAGTTTCTCTTCTAATAGTGTATATCCTTATAATAACTTTTCTGGAAACAGGATTTTTGGATATATGATTGGATCTGGAACTACAGATACTGAATTAAACTTTCCTCTTTCATATCTCAATATTAATAACATTGGAGATATACAGTTTAACTTTGATCTCCAAACTGAAACTTGGACATATCAATCAACTAATAGAGTTCTCATTACCTTAAACTCATATTCCGGGTTTTTAAGAAAGTTTGAAGATAATAACACATTTACATATAGCAATGGATGGACTTCTACAGATGTTAAACTACAACAACCTGTTGTGAGAGTTTTAAAAATAGAAAGTGTCTCATCTCGCATAGCTATTGATGTTTTTGATAATAGTGCTTATATAGAAAATATAAGTTTTCTAGTATATGTTAATGATGTAAAGCGAACTGACGTTTACCGACAAAATATAAACAATACAGCATATCTTTCATTTTACAACGGATTATATCCTGGAGATAAGGTAGTTTATAAGGTATTCAGTACTTTTCCAAAAAATCTCAAAGGGTATTATCAAATACCTCTCAACTGGCAACATAATCCATTAAACGATGTAATATCCAGTTTTACTTTTGGTGAAGTTATTGATCACGTATCTAGTATAGTTGATAACCTAGCTGATTTTACTGGGCCATTTCCAGGAATAAGCAACTTATCTAATCTAGGTCCTATTTCAGAATATGGTCGACGTTTCTTACAACATTCTGGATCAATGCCATTAGCTGTACATTCTATAATCGATAAAGATGCTAATGTAATCAAATCTTTAAGATGGACTGCTGAACAATACTCATT